ATTTATATGATGCTACTTTGCTGTACTTAGGAGATTTTACAGCCAATGTAATCTTGTATTCACCGTATGGAATTGCGGTTATACAATCATTGGTATGACATCCGTCTTTATTTTGGTCCTTAACAACATGAATATTGTCTATATCCATATTCTGATATAATCCTCTATCGGCATCTTCAATTGTGTCACAAAAATAGGCTCCATCAACATACAATTTGCCTATAGTGTACCCATGTCTAAAAGCAATACGTTTTAATAATAATTTCATCGCAATTCAATATATTCTGAATAATTTAGATTTACATAAGGGTTGTTTGTGACTATAACCTGTTTAATAGCCTTACACCCCCAGCTCCACCATAGGAATTTATGTTTGGGAACTTTATGTATGATTTGTGTCAATTGAATAGGGACCTGTATGTTAGCTATTAAGCTGTCATTTTTTATGGTACCTATAAAAGATATATGAGTGTTTTCTAATTTGACCGTTGTAATAGGTCTAGAAATACTGTCAGAAATATGTTTTACAATTGGTGTAGCTATAGGAGCATTTACTTCTAAAGATTGCTTGGAAACTGATTGTATATTTTTCAGTTTCAATTTTAAAGACTGGATGGTGTTCAAATCTTCTGCTCGATATGCCTTGTATTCATCAACCGTGAATGATAAAGTTTGTATTTGATAGGCTTGTTCGAGAGAATCTTTTCGTAATGACTCAATATCATTCAATAACCCATAAGTGTTGTTTTGATATGTGTCCCTATCTCTTTTGACCTCTTGTATTGTATCATGTTGATAATATATAATAGCGGCCATGCTCAGTATAATTACTGCAACGATGGCCGCTGGCTTAAAGGAGATCATTGTTTTACAATTTGAATAGAATCTTTAGGAATAAACCATTCTTCTTCATTCAAGTATGGTTGTTCCAGTTTTACATAAGCCCCATTGTTATGTGGACCGTTTTCTACGATAACGCCTTTGGCACCAACCAAATCATCAAGTCTGATTTCAGATAAGGCAGCAGAGGCTATAATGTTAATTGTTTTACCAATCATATTATTTGTTTTTTAGAACTTCTTTTAAATCATTGCGAATTTCGCGAATGTCATCACTCATAGTTGAAAACTGTCTGATAGTTGCTTCAAACACACTTTTGTCCAACTTGATTGCATCTATTTTCTGATATTGATGGTCTAGTTTTGTATCAAGCGAACGACATTGCGCTTCCAGTGCGTCTATGCGTTGTGTGTTAATCTCATGTTGTACATAAAACCCAATTATAAACACAAATGTGGTAACAATGAGTTTGAAATTTTCAATGAAGAATTTTGCGGTTTTGTCCATTTAAATAGTTATTACGAATCCCATTGCTTTTACAAAGGCTTCTATTAATCGTACTGCTGTGTCAGGATTAAATAATCCATAAATAATCAGAATGGAAAGAATAATGACACAATACCAAATCAATTTATTTTTTGTCCATTTAAATCGCTTACGTCTCTTGCTTGTTTTGTTCCGGCACGATGACGTTGAAGACAATTCCTGCATCTCCATTTCCTTTTAATTCAAGTTTACTTTCTTGGGCCACTTTGACTGGGTACATTTCCATCAACGCTTTGCTGGCTTGAACTGCCACTGAACGTAACGGTGCTGTAGAGAGTTTAGTGCCTCTTCGGTCTGTAAACTGAGCCGTTGATGTTTCATCTATAATGGCGAGTAATTTCTCTGTTAGCCGTGCTTTGAGTTCTGCTGTATCATAATTGGCAATACCGCGCAATTCATCAAGATACTTTTTGACATCTTCACGTGCCATCAATTGTTTGGCTTTCCGTAACGTGACATTTCCCGAAACCTGGAATATTTCTTCATAACATTTGCGTGCATTGCCAGTATAGGGGTCACAGCCAAATATCAACAAGTCACAAAAATTAATTTCTTGTTGACTGAGTGTGCTAGGTATGTTAATTTCCATCTTTATATATTATAAGAAGCCCAGCAAATGATACTGGGCTTGTTTACAAAGAATAGGTCACTTATTCGTTGGGAGTTTGTTTTTGTCCATTTGATTCGGGTGCTCCTATCAAATCTTTCATAATGAGTTCCCTAAATAAGTCTTTCACACCATCCAATAGACTTTCAACATCTGCCAAACTGTGAATTTTATCACGATTGAATTTAATGTCAATGCCATAACCAGTAATTTCCATTAATGATTCATGGGTGTCTTCTGTTTGAATGGCTAGCACTGTTAAATCAGAAAGGGTATTGAACACTACTTCTGGCTCCAAGCCTAATTCATGAGCCTTTTGTTTTTCTTCCTCCATCATAATTTTAAATCTTAAAATGTGTACGTGATTTTTCTTTCTTTGTCATAACCATTTCTCCCACATCGCTTCCAGCTGTGCTACGCATACGTTGTGACAAAATCATTGCAATATTGGTAGTTGCTGTTACGTCAGCATCAGCATCATGGGCATCGTCTAATTCTATCCCTAATTTTTCTGCCAAAATTTCCAATTTATAACTTGTAACACCTTCCAAATGAGACAAAGCAAATTGGCCCAAAACAATTGTATCTACATACAAAGGTTGGAAGTTTCCATAAAAATCCACTTGTCCACGAACAATTTTTGAAAATTCTTTCATCATGCCTCCATATTCCATTAACTGTTGAAGGAAACTAACATCGAATGGGATGTTTTGACCAATGAAAAACGGTTTCATATTTCGACTTTTGGTCAATGTGTTCTTTTTAATGAATTGAACAACGTCAGCAGCTACCTCTTTAATATCTACCCCCATTGTTTCCAACATTTCCATTGTTATGGCTGAATAAGTCAATGCTTTTTCTTCATATTTCATAGAAACAGTGTCTTCCTGGTCATATTTGCTTTTCAACACCTTACGTTTAACTGTTCCTTTATCGGATTGTTGATTGTATGGTGCGATATAACGGACATAACGGTCAATTGTTTCAAAGGTGTCGATACGTACTGCATGAATTGCAATCTGTGTACAAGCACAATCTTGTGCTGTTAAACCTCCCGTTTCAAAGTCTAATGTGAAGGCCACTATAATAGGTTTGTCATTACTTGGAGCTGCCATAATTTATTGTTGTTTAGAATTGATAATTGAACCTGTTAGATATAATTGAGTACGATATTCTTCAATACTGGAATCATTGTTGATGATATAATCGTAAAAATCATCAGAAAGATTGATACGCTCACTGTCACGCGCTATTCTTTCAGCGTCAATACCAGTTTTATTGGGGCGTTTGATTTTAATGGTAATCAAATTGAAACTGATCGGAGATTGTTCCTTTGACATTAAATCTATCAAACCTTTTTCATCTATCACATAAATGCAATATGGATTTTCTGTAAACTGACTCCATTCTGTCCAATATTCATATCCTCCAAATTTTGTGTAAGCACACATTTTATCTTTGGGTGGTACATTGGATGGTTGGACAAACCAATGTTCACGTCCTTGAATTTCTTCTTCTCTCATAGGTCTAGTGGTATATGAGACAATGGCCTTCCATTTGAATTTCATTTGAAGGTACATGGAAGCGTAAGTTTTGCCGCTTCCTGAATCTCCTACAATCGCTATTACATTTGTTTTATTCATAATATTTCAATGATTGATGATTTATAAATTTGTAAATTATTGTTCCCGGTAAAATCGCTATATCGTACTTGTGCAGAGCATATCAACATCTTGTTTTTAGCTTGTGACGGAGAACCACCATTACTGAATATGGCTCGTGCATTCATCCATTCATCGTTCCAAATTACCATTTCTACCAAATCATTGTTTTGTTGTAACAAGACTTTGCAGAACATACGGTTTTCCCCAGTCTTTTTGTCTTTGAATTTTTTTTCTTCGATGTCAACGATGTTGGCACATATCGCTACACGTTTTCCATCATAATCGGGGTCTAAAATGTTTTTCAATAATGCCCACGATGCCTTGCCTTTAATTTTGGGTTTGGCTGAAGAGTTGTCATATATACGTTTATAATCAATAGCTCCAATACCGCTAATTGCAATTTGTTGTTGGCTCCAGAAATAATGCTTGTTCCGCAAGTCTGAAGGAATATCTTTTTCAGAAATTTCAAATCCTAGACATGTAGCAGCTTTTTCCAATATAGCATATCTTTCAATGACTGATTGGGCATTTTCAATCTTGTCAAAACATCCGGCTAAAATCAAGTGTCTTACGTGTCGAGCGTTTACCGGACATTTGATTGCTTCATCTGGGTTGTCAGGATCATCCCAATATTCATATTTCTTCAGTTTGTATTT